AGGCGGCGGCGGGGTACAAAATGGGGGCAGGTGCCGTTGAGTCTCTCCCGGCAGATATGGGGAGGGCCGAAGACGCTTCTGGACTGCGCCCTCAACTTTGCTCCTTGATCAGTCCGCTGGCCGGTACCCAAACAACGGTGAGCCCCCTCACGTTGTAATTCGTCGGGCTGCCAGGCCGCCTTACGACGCCTGGCTGACGCGCGCCCCTGTCACGCTCGCGAGAGACCTAAAAATTCTTGGTGCATCACCGTCCACTAGAAGAAGCCCAGCGCTGGCTTTCATGCGCATGGCTTTTGTTTGATCCAGCTGCACCTGGCGGGGTTTTGCATGTTCGAGGCACTTAAAGCCGCCTGATCCTCGTCCGGGAGAGGCGGACACACCGCCCGGGCCCGGCTCCGTATACGGTGTCGATCCTACTCCCTCAGATGTAGAACTTCCAAGCGTACGGGTCTTGGGTCACGCCCACGAAGTCGGTGATGACATGGACCCTCACGACCTGCTCGGTCTCGCGCAAGGTCAACTCCATCCCGCTGTGCGGCTTGTAGACGATGTACTCACCGATCAGCTGCTCGCGCGTTTGGATCTTATCGGTGAAGTTGCTAAGTTCGTTGCCAGCCGTGGTCTTGCCCTTCATGCACTCGGGGCCGGCCGAGAGCACGCGCCCCACGTTGTTTTGGTAGTACTCCGCCTCCTGGCTGATATCGACCACCTGGATACCGCCATCGCTTTCCGTGCGCGGCCTCAAGGGTTCGATCAGGATGTGCCACGAGGCGGGCGTGAAGGGCACGCCCTTCAGCATCAGGTCCGGCAGTTCCGGGGATTGGGCCCTTAAGGCCTCCCTGGCCGCGCGCTCGACAATGGAATTACTCGGTACTGGTCTCATCGTCTGCTCCGTTGATGTCTTTGATTTGGGCGCTGATGTCATCGATCGTCTCGCGCAGCTGCTTGCAGCGGCCCACGAGCTCGCGGTAACTCTCTTCCTTCTCCACGCCCCGGGCCATCTTTTCCATGGCTTCTTGGCGGCGCACTCGCAGCATTTGGCGCAGCGAGCTTAACTGGGCGTAGGCGTCAGCCACCGGGAATCCCGGGGACGTTGTGATCCAGCGCGCCGTTGCCGACGTCCAGACTCAACCGGCGCCAAAAAGCATCGGTCAGCTGCGGGGTCGTGCCGAGCCGCAGCCGCATCTTGTACGGAATGTCGTCCGTTTGACTCGGCCGGCGTCGCCACCAGATGTAGCCACCGCCCAGTTCCTTCAAGCGCTCATTCACCCGCGAGAGAATGGTCTGCACCCGCACCGTGTCGGCCACCAGGAAGTTGATGTACACGACCGTCTGCACCAGGCGCGATGCTTCCGGATGCCCGGGCGCCTCGAGTTCCCCGTTCGGCGTGGCCCAGTAGTCCAAGGGGATCTCGAAGTAAGCCATCGGCGGCCCGTCGAGTTCGATCACGCCGGGTTCATCGATGCCCTCTGAGCGCCCGCGGCTGTGTAGCAGCGTCGCTTTCATGCGCGGGTGATGCGCCGATACCGATCGTTGTTGCCGACCAGCCAGCCGTTGTACCAAGCGAACCCCTCATTGGAGGGCCCGGTAAAGCGTGCGTTGTAGCGCGGCAGATCGTCCCGCCCCTGACTGTAGCCCGCGCCCTGGGACCACGCGACGTTGCCGCGGTCCTGCTCGAGGCGGTTGAAGGCGCGCTCGGCCTCGAGGCCGAGCGCGGGGTCGTGCGTGATCTCGTCCTTCTCGTGAGGAACAGGGCCGCCCTGCGCGCTGAACAGTCCCCCGATCGCATCGCTGAACTTCGTATGGCCGACTTTGAGCGTCATCTTGTAGTACTGCAGCCACTCGTGCACTTCCTCCTCGGTCGGGATCCATTGTGCAGGAGCCGCCGGCAGCGGCGCCGCGGCCGATACCGCAGTCGGGAAGGGCCCCAAGTGGGCGAGCGGCGCGGCGACGGCCAGCGCCACGGTGTACTGCAGGAACTGCCGCCGGTTCATCATGATCTGATCCCCGTTTTCCAATGCCAACAGAGCCACGCGAAGGCGAGCGCGGCCACGATGCCGAGCAGCGCCGCAAACCAGTAGGGCGTGCCGATATGGATCCGCCACTCCGCGGTCCCGACCCGCTCGACTCTCCATGCCCAGTTCCTCACCCGACGTCCTCGAAGTTGATGATGCCGAAGGGGTGCTTGTTCGGCTTGCGGCGCGCCAGCACCACGTCCTCCGTGATGGCGGTCTGTTTCGGCATCTCGCGGCCACCGAAGAGCGCCTCTTCCATCTGGCGCTGCATCTCAGCCTGCATCAGATTGCCGATACGTTGCGTCTCCGCCAGGGTGAGCTGATCGGCCAGGCCAGACGCCAGACCTAGGGCCACATGGGTGTAGCAAAAGTTAATCATCAGGGGCCCTCGCAGCCGATCGCCTTGCCGTTGCCGTCGACAACGTACCACTCGCGCAGACCAAGGGTGTTATCGCGGATCAGGTTGACGTACGGCGCAAAGGGGTTTTCCTCGACGTCGCAGCCTATTTTGCGCAGTAGTGTGCGCGTCCAGATCAGCTGTGCGGGGTTCACGTGTAACTCGAAGATGTGCGATGGCGCCAGGTGCCTCGCCATTTCCTCGAGCGCCATGATGGACAGGTCCATGCCGGGACCGGGATAAATCGTGTAGGGCTTCTCGCTCACCGCGGACTCCCGGAGGTATCGGGGAGCCGCAGTGTATGCCAGCTGCTGACTAATCCGCTAGATCGTGTGCTCGCTCTTTGTCTCGCGCTCACCCCACCCCATGGTGTTCTTCGTGGGCACGCTGCGATCGCGGCCGATGGCGGCCTTCTCGTTCTCCTCGCGCTCCGGCTCGCCCGCTTCCTTGCGATTCGCTTTGCCGCTCGCCATGTCGGTCTCGCCCTCGGCGCTCGAGACGCCGATCTTGCCGCCATCGCCCATCACGTTCTCGGCCTCCACCGATTCGCGCATGATGCCGCGGCCACCGCTGATCTCATTGTCATCGGCCACGTGGCCTACCATTTCCTTCGGGGTATCGGTTCGATTCACGATTGCTCTCCTGCTTCATCATCTGCGACGGTAGAACCGGAGGCGTTAGCCCCGGGTGGGGCCGCGCCGGGCGGGGCCATGGAATTGTTGTCCTGCGGCTGCGGCGGGGGCGGCATACCTTTGGGAGCGCCTCCGGCACTGCTCATCGGTGCGCCCTCCGCACGGTTTGGCATGGCGTGCATGCGGTTCAAGCGCGTGTGCGGGGTACCGGGATCCGCGCCGTGCGTCTCGCGGTGGGCCTTCTGGCCATGTCGGGTCTTGGCGGTCATTTACTCACTCCTGGGGCTCGTCGGTTCGTGGGCCCTCGCCCGGATTCTGGTCATCCACATTGTTCGGCGGCCCTACATACGGCTCCTCGCCCATTGGCGGTGAGCCTTCCGCGGCCGGCGGCGGCAGCGCGGCCTCATCGCGATGGCGGTACTGCGGCAGCTCGCCGGCAGGTTCGACGTTGTCGTCCGTCTCGTTGAGCGCTCGGACCGATGCGCGCGCCGACCGCCCGGATGCGTTCACGTGTTGCCGGCCCGCAGGTGCTCGCGCAGCAGCGTCGCCAACAGGATGATGTGCTCAACGCCCGTGAGCTCCACTTGCGGCTTCTCACCCTCGAGATAAAAGGCTGGATCTTCCAGCCACTTGGTGCGCTCCTGCAGGGTGGCGCGCACCTGCTGCACGTCCAGGGGATTGCGGCACAGGACGATCTTGCGCCCCTCCGCATCCACAGCATTGGCCACATCGATCGCGGCGGCCTCGAGCATGGCGGTGTGCTGAATGTGCGGGATGGGGCGGCGGTTCAAGGCCGCGCCGGGCCGGTTCGATTGCTCTTCGGTCATTTGCCACCTGCCTGTAAGTCTGCCTCGAGGGCCTGCTCGCGATAGTAATCCTCACTCTGCCCGCCCGCATAGATGCGCGCGAGCACCGCGGCCACGCCGGAGAAGCCGATCCCGAGCTCTTGCGCCGCGTTCGCGAAGTGGCGCGGGGAGATATCCCCGGTACCGGCTTTCAAGTTCTGGCGCAAGAAACCCCGCGCGCTCCTCACATTGGCCGCCGGTGCGGTCACAGAACGTGCCTCCAAGTCTCGCGAGACCGAATCTGGTTGATGGTGCGAACAGTGACTCCGAGTTCGGCCGCCAGCAGATCACTTGGTATAGAAACCTCCCGTACCTTTCGTACGATATCTGGAGTCAGGCGCGCCGCCATGTGCGTCACTCCTCGGGCTTGGCGACCTTTGTTGTTCCGATCGTCGATGTTGTCTTGGTTGGTGCCTAGAAATAGGTGATTTGGGTTGACACAAGAGGGTGTGTCGCAGCGATGTAAAACAAGAAGCCCATCTGATATTGGACCTCTGTAAAGCAACCACGCGGCGCGGTGCGCGGCGACGATATGACTACCTGGGCAAGCCCCACGGAGATGAAAATTGCCGTAGCCTTGATCTTTCTTCGTGCCCTTCCATAGCCAGCACCCAGCGGTCTTCTCAACAAGAGACTCGAATCGCTCAATCGGTGTCTTTACAACGTAGAAAGGCATGGCGTCTACTTTACGCTACCACCCTGATGGGAATCAGCCTCGCTTTCCTCGGCCGCGGCGGCTTGGGCGGTCTCATCGGCCTGTTTGAGTGATTGCGCGTGCGCCTGCTCGCCCTGCTCGAGACTCGCCTCGTGATCCTCCGCACCGTGTTCGATCTGCTGGCCGTGCGACTCATCCCCCTGCTCGAGGGATTGCGTGTGGGTGTCGTCAGACTGCTTAAGCTGCTGGCCGTGCGCTTCCTCGCCCTGTTTGAGCGTCTGTTTGTGCGATTCCTTGCCGTGCTTCAAGTCCTGCTTGTGACTCTGCTCGCCGTGATCTAACTGCTGCTCGTGGGTCTCATCACCCTGGTTGATCTTTTGCCCGTGCTCGTCCACCGCGTGGCTAAGTCCCTGTTCGTGCTCCTGTTCGCCCTGGACTAAATCCTGGACGTGGCCGGCCTCGGCGTGCCGCAGTTTCTGATGCTGCGCCGCGCCCTCTCGGATGTTCTTGGTCGCGGCCAGCGTGTCGACGCGCGCCTCCTGGTTGTTGAGCGCCTGGTCCTTGCGCCGCTCCTCGTTGTCGAACGCCTCTTGCAGCCGGCGCTGCTCGGCCTGAAATTTCTGTTCCGCGGCGTCCGCAGTCGCAGCAGCTTCCGCCTGCATGATTTGGATCTTGGCCTGGGATTCGGCCTGCTTCGCTTGAGCTTCGGCTGAGGGTGTGCCGGGTTTGGCCGGCGGGTGCGGCAACTGCGCGATCATCTGGGCCACGTGGGCGCTGATCTGGGCCTCTTGTTGCGGGTCTTCGGTCTGCGGGTTGCCGTCCGCGTCGAAGTTCACCTGAATGCCTGAGGCGGTCATGATCTGCTTGTAGTAGGCCTTGGCCATGTGATCGCGGATGTGCGCCGCCATCGCCGGCTGGATGACCTTTTCGAACACCTCCGGCGGATACAGCGAGCTTGCCCGCTGCAGCCCGTCCTGGTGAATCGCGAGGTGCGCCTTGTCGTCTTGGGTCGGGTACACCTTCACCGGCACGCCGGCAAAGATATTGGCGTTCTCCCCGACCGCGTCGAGATACGGCGGGGTCTTGGAGACTGGGCCGATCGCGTCAAGGTTGGGTACCTTCAAGGCAATCAACATGCGCTTGTGCGCCTCGGCGCGGTGCTCGGGCGGATACAGATCCGGCGCCTTCTCTTGGAGCTCGAGCACCGCTTGGGCGCGCATGACGCGCTGCGTGTCGGAGGACACGGCGGGGTCCGTGACGCACAGCACGTCGACCCCGGGCGCGAAATCGGTCTTGAGGAGGAACTGGGCCTCGTCCCCAATGTTGTAGTCGTAGCGCTCCGGCATGAAGTCTTCCATCAGCTCGCAGAGCATTTGCAGCTCCTGGCTCATGGAAACGTGCAGGCGCTTGTGGATGGCGTTGATCGGCTTTTGAGCCTGGTCGATCAGCGCAATGGTGGTGCCCACGGGGCCGGTGTTGTTGCCATCGCCAACGGCAGCATCGGTGGTGCCGCAGAAGCGTTGCCCTGCCTCTACCAGGCTCCCAAGCAACTGGAACAGCGCCGGGCTCGGTTCCTTGAACGGCGGGGTGAAGAAGGACTTGGTGAGATCCTCGCCCGAGCTATCGACCTGCTTCCAGACGCCAAACTCCAAGCGGAACTCGCCCGTGAGCTTCGCCTCCTTGCTGACGAACCCGCCCTGGAAGTTGGCGGCCAGCGCAGCATCGAGCAGCGAATTCACCGCGCCCGAGGCGGCGAGGCCCAAGCTACCGATGACGTGCGGGTAGCCCCAGCCGTAGAAGCCCAGGCCTGGGAGGAATTGGTGGTGCGCGAACCAGATGCGCTTCTTGAACTGCGTGGTGTCTTTCTTGCGCCAATTGCGCCGGCACATCAGCACTTCATCGTTCGAGGCGTCCATCACGACGAGATATGGCCGGCGGCCGACATCGCCGGCGGCTAGGGTGCGCGCGCCATCGCCTAAGCGGTCGCACTCAAGCTGCAGATCGACGTGGTACTCGAGCATGTTGTAGAGCCGATCCCGGTCATGCAGCGAGGGGCTGCGCTGATCGGAGATGTCCATGGAGAGCGCATGCTCGGCCTCGCCCACCGCCGGCTGCGGCAGGTACAGATCGATGAACATGCCAATCTGCATCGACTTGTCGATGTCCTCGCCCGTCATGGTGAATTCCCAGGCGTAACGTGGCATCGAGGGCAGATCCGTGCCGGCGTAGGGCGCGATGAACTGCGTGCCCTTCACGTGGCGCAGGATCGGCAGGCCGGTCGTGAAGTCTTGGGATGCGCGCCTGAACGCGCTGCCGCCCATCGGCAGGTACATCGTCATCTTGTCGGTGTCGTTGAAGTACCCGTCGTCCAAATCGGTGAGGTAGTGATTGACGAAGGTGCGGATGCGCTTGGCTCGGGCCATTTTCGGCGCCGTCTGCATGCCTAACACCTTGGTCTCGGCCGGCCCTTCGGGCGGGAAGAGCTCGACGATGGCGTTCGACTGGAAGCGGGTCGTCGCCTCCATCAACATCGGGTGGGTGGTGTCGTGACCGCCTAACTGCTCATCGTCCGCATCCTGGGGGCTTTGCTTCTTTAAGCCCAGCATCGCCATGGAGAGCTTCTCGCGCGACTCCCAATCGGCCCTCGAGTCCTTGTCCGCCATGCAGAATTCCTTCAAGCGCATGGCCAAGAGGCGCCGCTCGCTCTGATCCATGAGCTCTGCCAAGTTCTCGTCGAAGTCGCCTTTTTTCGGGATGCGAGCCTTTAAGGGCTCGCCGGTGTCGACCGTGATCGCACCGTCCGGCGTGCGGGTGATCGTATGGCCTTCGTACTTCGAGATCCCGGTCTTTAAGTCCGGGGTTTGGGTCGCGAGCGATTCGTAGGCCAAGGGTCTCACTCCAAAGGAATGGGGGCCCGGGCGAGGTTACAGCGCGGGAGCGGCGCTCAACATGTCAGCCATTGGCTAGAAACGGCGGATAGTGCAGCACGGTCTGCCGCAGCGAGGCGGTAAGCTGCTTATCCCACCAGGCGAGAATCTTGGCGCGCTGCTCGGGCGTCAAGGGATCGACGGGCCCCGGGTCATCCAAAACGAGGATCGTCCCCATGCGGTAGGTACGTTGTGTATACACCGAGGTCATACGATCGCCCCCGCCGTGATAAACCCGTGCCAGTGCCCCGCGGCCGAGGCATCGAGCGACGGCGTCACGGTCATGGTGTCGAAGTCCGTGCCCGATATCGCCCATGCGCAGCTCTCCTTGCACAGCACGACGGTCACGCCCTGCAGCCCGACCGCATCCTTCTCCGTGGCGGCGCACTGCTCGTCGTGGCTCATGACGGCGTTCTTGCAGGTCAAGAACACGTCTTGGCAGTGCGGGCACAGGAACGTGAACATGCTGGGGTGCAGCCAGCGCGGCAGCAGGTCAACGAGGCGCATGCGGCGAATAGTGGTTGTCGGCTACTTCCTCGGCAACCACCACGTACTTGGTGGGGTGCGCGTACTGCCGGTGTTTGTCGTGCATGCGCTGGTAGCGCGCCCGGCGAATGTCCTTGCGCTTCAAGCGCTCCTCCGCTCGAGCTCGGGCGAGGCGCGTGGCCGCCGCGGGCCCGAACTGGTCATTGAACTCGGCACCGCTGTAGGCATAGGCGACTTCGGGGTACGGCGGTGCTGCGACTAGGCCCATGGCGGCGACCAGGTGACCGAACTCGATTATCCAGAAGGCGGCCACGCGCTATTCCAGACTGACCCAGCGCTCTTCGATCTGCTCAAGTGGCAAAAGGAAGCGTTGGCCGACTCCGTGGGGCGGATGGCCTGGCGTGTCGAAGTAACGCCGGCAGCGACAGGTTTGGTCCTCCCCCTGTTCCGCCGTGCACTCGTACATGTCGAGAATGTGGAAGATTCCGTCCTGCCCTCTCCAGTAAACGACGGTGGACGCGATATCCGTATCAACGGCCCAATCGCTCACCGCATAGAGTTTTTGGCCTTCGGGCAGCGGTAAAACCCTCTCCTGCTTCGATTCTGCGGGTTTGGGTCGTCCCATGGCTAACAGACCGGAAAGCCCGGCCAGCAGCCCAATAAAGCCACGGCGGTTCATTTGCTTGCGTCCTCCACGGCCTGGTCAATCTTCGCACCCCGGTTCTGTAGCGCGTCGGTCGCCTTCACGGGCTCGGTCTTGACGGGCGTTGGCGAGGTGGGCGGCGCTGGGTCAGGCGCAGCATTCGGATCGTAGCGCGCATCACGCCCATCCGCCTGCGAGAGCCCGAGTGAGTGCAGTGTGCCCTGCATGATGTCGCGGATACTGCGGTTAGGCATTTATCGGTTCCTCACAGCGGCGCTGTTGCGGTGCCCCCCGCCGGCAACCAGGCAGCCGAGGGCGCAGTTTTGCTCCACCACAAATTATTGCTGTTCTTCTGCCAAATGAGACCGCCTACCCAGGCGAGCTCTACCACACCCGCGCTGGTCGGATCTTCGATGCCGTTCACCGTAATGATGCCCTTGGCGTCGATTCCCCACAGATTGTGGGCGTTGTCCACCAGGAACGTATCGGTAGGAGCTACGATAAACGCGCTATTGGTCGTCGCCGGGTATTGAAAGCCACCCGGCGGCGGAAAGACGAGCGTACAGGCGGCATAAGATTTTGCCGGGATGACATTGCCTTGGATGCTGGTGATGCCACCCACATCGCAATAGCGCGTGACGTTGCCGCCGGGCAGGCGCAAGCCGCCGGTGGTGGTGCCGCCCGCGATGGTCTGGAAGGCCTGCGGGGTGCCCATGATCAGCGGGGATCCTAAGCCGCCGTTCGCCGCCGCGGTAAAGATTGTCTGCGGCCCGGTCCCTTTGACCGTGGGGCGGGGCACGAACTGGAAGGCCAGACGGTCGGCGTACGCCTGATCACTCGCCGACATCACGTGATCGACGCACGCCGCCCAGGCCTGCTTGACCCACACCAGACTCACCGAGAAGGGCGCGACCGTGCTTAAGCAATTGGACTGTGTGAAGGTAGCCGCGCTGGTGCTGCCGGCGAGCGCGTAGTGATAGGTGCCACCGGGGACATCGCACCAGAGCGCCACGATGGTGTTGCCGGTCGAGGGATTGAAGAGCGTGTTGACGTTACCGGTGTTGGGCAAGCACGCGGGCGAGGACGGGGCGTAGGGAGCCACCACCACGGTCACGGCAAAGGGCGCCGATATCCCCGCGGGCGTGGTGACGCTGATCGCCCCGCCGGGAGGACCGTCAACCGGCGCGGTCCAGACGATCTCGGTATCATTGACAACGCTGAAAGCGCCATCGGTCGCATTGCCGACCTTGACCTGCGTCGCCCCCGTGAAACCCACGCCGTTGAGGGTGATCACCTGCCCGGGGAAGGTCGGGTTGTTGTAGGCGATCTGGCTGATCACCGGCACCGGGGCCTGCGCCCGCGCGATAGTCGCACAGGCGAGGAGGGCTGCGACTGCGAGAGCGCGCTTCATGCTATCCCCTACCGAAAACGAACCACAGCACCAGCAACAGAAGCAGCACGCCCCCGCCGCCATAGCCGTAGCCGGGTCCGTACCAGCCCGCGTGGCCACCACCGATCACGCCTAAGACCAGCAACAGCACCACAATGATCACGATCGTGCCTATGTTCATCGCGTTCTCCTTTCAGTCGACCGGGAAGAGGCGCCACAGTAGGCGCTCGAGCAGCGTCGGTCTGTGCGTTAGGACATAGTTGGCGCGCTCGGCCATGCGCGGCGGCACGACCAGCTTGGTCGGGCGCACGTGGTACATCGATAGCACCTCGTTGTCGCGCATCTGGTTGAGCATGTCCTCGAGGGACTCCTCCGAGAGCGGCGCGGTGTTGCCGTACGCGTGGCGATAGAAGCGCGGGATGCCGAGTGCATCGGGCCCTGTGAGATACCACGCGGTGTTGCTGGTCAGATACGGATTGACGTCGACCTCGACGTCCTCGCGCCGCGGCAACCGCAGGCCCGCGCCGGCCAGCGCCGTGACCGCCGGCAGGATGGCGAGCATGCCTAAGAATTTGCGCCGGGTAACCATGCGCGGACGTTACGCCTTAGTTGCTGTGCGAGCCACTCCAATAGAGCAGATCAGTCGTGCCCTTGGTGATGCCCGACGTGATGCCCGCAGGCCCGCAGATCGTCACCGGGCTCTTGAACTCAAAGACGTCCGAGCCGTTGCGCTGCAATCTGAACTGCGGATTGCCCGGGGTCATGGGCGTCTTCATCTGATTGATGCCGGCCTGCGCCGCCTGCGTCGCGCTGTTGATCATGATGTTGCCGGGCGCGGTCAGGAAGGCCACCAGTTCGATGTTGGTCTCCTCGGTCGGCGTGCCCACCACGTTGAAGTTGCCTTGCCAGGGCAACGCCGGATTGGCGGTGGCGGGACGCACGTGCGCATCGGTCGAGCGCATGCGCCGGTGGAACCAGTACAGCACGTCCTTGACGATGGGGGGCTGCACGCCCGTGGCGAGCCAGGTGTTGTAGTAGGCGATCATCTCGTGGAAGCCGCGGCCGACCTCCGGGTTCAAGGTCCAGTCGGTGCAGGGCTGAACTTGAGCGCCTTCCGAGAAGTCATTCCACGTGATCAGCTGGATCCATCCCGGGGTCTTGGCATTGATCGCCGCGGCGAAGCCATTGCGCAGCGTCTGGCTGTTGCTGGCCTCCCAGTACTTCAAGTCCTTCGGCCTAAATTGCTGCGGCTGCACCGGCGCCATGAAGGAAGCAGGCGAGAGCGCGACCAAGGGCGTCGCCGTGCCCCAGCCGCCGGTGCCGATGGAAATGGAATCGAGCACGCTGTTGGTGGGAGAGCCCAAGAGCACGGGCAGAAAGGCGATATCGACGTCGATGTTGTCGAGGCCTGTGATCACCGTCTGCCACCAGGCGAGCGCATTCGGCGCGGCATTCAATGGATTGAACGAGGCGACCTTCATGCGGCCATCGCTCATGCGGCCGATGTTGGGATACACGTAGCTGCCGTCCGTGTTCTTTTTGTTGAACCCGGCGATCAGCTGCACGGCCTGATCGGTGCTGATGCCGCCCAAGGCCCCGGTGCTCATGTCGAGCATCGGCACGCACTCGAAGCGCGTGTCCACCTTTTGCGCGGCCTTGCACATGGTGATGAACTGGCCCGTGAGGGACATCGCATCGGTGAGTCCCATGATGTCGAAGCACAGGCCGGTGATGCCGATCGCCTCCATCATCTGCACTTCGGTCGCCATGTTGTCAGCTTTGTACGTGGCCGGATTGCCGATCGGCACCGGATTCGGCCGGGCGCGAGACCAGCCGCCGTAGCCCAAGTGCTTGCCAGCCTCGCCCGCCGGGTCCAAGTAGCCCGTCTGGTAGTAGTCGTTCGCTGACACTTTGTTGTCGAACGACAAGGGGAAGGGAGGGAAGTAGTGGGTATAGATGCGCCGGGGAGAGGCGAAGAAGACGTCGATCGGGGGCTGCACGTGCGGAAGCCTTAAAGTCAGTCCCATGAGTTCACCTCGTAAGGTTTAAGATCGGCGGCGCAATGGACACCATCCTACCCCCGCAGCTGACTTGGTTCGAGGCCTACGAGCAATTCGGCCACGAGTACTGGACCCAACTGATGTTCACATGCGGGGCCAATGTGTGCGAGATGGCGCGCCTCTCCGCCTCGAATCGTCAGGATGTTTACAAGAAACTGGCGCGCTTCGGCGTCAAATTGCCGGGCGGCACGCGCTGCGGGCATAAGGGCAATTGGGGCGACCTGTCCAACGAGGAGCCCGAGCGGCTCACTGCATGAATAGCACGGGCTTCGCGACGACGCCGCGGCCTTCGTAGTCGATGAATCCTAAGGTGCGCAGGCGGCATCCTCGCGGGCAGATAGCGCGGTGGGGATGTAGGTCATGGGCCAAGGTCCCGCAGCATGGCGCAGTACTCGGGCTTGGCCACCAGGGTGCTGCCGCCCAGGATGTAGATCTTGTCCTTGAACAGGTCCTCCTGCAGCCCAAAGCGCTCGAGATACCAGGTGTTCTCCTTCTCCCGGAATTCCGGCGTCAGTATCGAGGTGCCGTCCGAGAATTTGATGTCGCGCACCTGGATCTTCGGCGGCGGTGGCGGCGCCTCGTACACCGGCATCCCCATGAAGCGGCCCGGGGGCCGGAACGGGAACGGATTGAACAGATCATTGCGCGGCGCCGGTGGCAGCGAGCGCATCATCTCGAGGATCTTCTCGTAGGTCAGGTTGCTCATCCATCTCCCCCGGCATCAGACTGTGGCGGTTTCATCGCTTTCCGAAGCTGGCCTATGACCTCATCGCGTCGCCAACGCGGTAGGCGGATCATCTCTCGGTAGGCGCTGACAATCGACGCAGCCAGGAATCTGTCCTTTACCAATTGTTCCGGGCTGGCATATCTCAGCCGCCATTCGAGACTCGTATCAGTCTCGTCCATAGGAGTCGGCCAGGTACCGCCCTCGGTTGCCACTATGTACTTGCCGCCAGCGACCACCTTCATGACTCCGCGCCTCCGCTGGCAGGAGAGCGTAGTGGGCTACCGAGCCAGTTTTGGCGGCGCAGTAGTCCGGTAGCCAAATCAGGCAATGGCGACTTTGGGTCAGCCTTTCGCAACGCCCGGACTAATCGTCGGCACATCATCGCCAGATCGTCCAGTTCGCGACAGGTCTTTTCGTGTGCGGCGCTCATTGCTTAACCCCTCCATCGATAGCTGAGTCCGCCAGCGCGGCGAGTACGTCGCCGTGACAGCGCAGCGGCGCGCAGTAGCACCCCAACCGCTTATCTTTGAGTTCGGGGATGCAGGCCATGAGTCCGGGCTGCGTCTTGATCCACTCGGCGTACCGGTCGACCGCCGCGTCGCGATCGCAGACCGCATTGATCAAAAAGGGATTGCCCCACTTCGACGGCCGGCCGATGTAGACATCGCAGCCCTGCTTAACGCCCGCGAACGAGCGAATGTTCACGACGGTCGTGGCCATGAGACTTTTCTACCCGCCGTGGCCGATCTGCTTCTCGAGTTCCTCGGTCTTCGCTGCCTGCCCCTTCTGGTAAGGCATCCAGACCGCGTAGGGCTTGACCGCGTTGACGTCCGAATCGCCCGTGTCCTGCACTAGGGTGACGAATTGCATCGGCCAGGGCGTGCCCTCGGGCAGGAAGGCGCAGACGTTGATGGTCTTCTTGTCGCCGTGCACGTAGGTGATGATCGCGGCGAGCGGCTGCTCGTACGCACGGTGGTAGATCCAGACGTGTCGGCCGTTGACGGGTTCGATCATGGTGTCTCGCCTTTCAGGTTGGAGGGGGCGGAAGTGGACAGTATCACCTTGCCAATGTGAAAGCCTGCCTGCGCGCAGATCAGCAGCGCCGAGTTCGGGGTAATTTGGTGCGCCGGCAGCGGCAGCGGGAAGACGACCTTTTTGATGTGCTGCAGCTCGTTGATCACGAGGGCCGAGCAGTCATAGGTCCCGGGGCGGTGCAGCATGCGCCCGAAG